GCCTGCCATGTAACAGATTACCCATGCAAACTGGAAGGTATTAAGTTCGCTGGTGCAAAACTCAGCCACCTGATCCATACCATCGGCATAGCAGCGGTAGACCTGGATGCAGAATCGGTCAGCCCAATCGCTAGAACCGTAGGCAGGGTCAGCGCCAATAACGTAGTAGGCCGTAGATACCGGCTCTTCCCATATCTTTAAGGTAGAAAGGCGTTCATTGGATTGGATGAGGCTGGTATCCTGGAAGTTTGCACCCATTGAAAAGCGGTAGGGAACAAACGCCTCTCGTTTGGCAGCCTTCATGGCATCGGTGCAACGGGCGGTAGAGAAGAAGCTGGAACCCGTCATCACGAAGGCATAGTCCTCCGTAGGCGGGAACTCCTGATACATCAGCCCTTCGTCCTTCAGTCCTTCATGGAGTTTCCAGCGCCACCATGCCATCTGCCTGCTATTGACCTCTACGCCGTAAATCTTGCGTATGTCTTTAGTCCATTCCTTCTCTTCGGCAGACAGTTTGCCATCCCAATACACCTTATAGATATCGGAATTCGGGTCAGCAGAATAGAACTGGTTACGCCACCAGCCCACAAAGATTGCCTTCTGCGTCCTAGCCCGTTTTGCAGTGATCCACATATCATGGAACATATTGAAGCCACGGGCAGTGGACTCAAACATATAGTAGCGCAGGGGGTTAGTCTCAGCCAAGGAAGCCAGCAGTGAAGCCAAGCCCTCCTCGTCACCCCATGAGCTAGTCTCTGTGCCGTGCAGGAAGGTAATGCCCTTGCCTCGTCCGAGGCCACCCTTGGCGCGAATACCGGCTACCTGATAGAACATACGGCTACGGTTCTTCAGCACCATCTGATTACGGTTATGGCTCATCAGAGGAATCTTGTATTCCTTCGGCAAGCTATCCATATACATCTGAAGGGTGCTTCTGAACTGCTCCCTGTTCTCTTCCGTATCCGTAGTCAGGGTGCCTTGCATACCAGGGTGGATAAAGTGCCAGTAAAGGTCTAGGGCAAGGCTGATGGTGGTAATACCCAACTGCCTACCCTTTAGCACTACAAAGAAGTGTTTATCCTCTGCCAGCCCCCGTGCTACCTCATCCATCACGTAGGTCTGTGTGCCAAGCAATTCATCGCCTAACACCACCATACCACGTTCCTTGGACTCAATCTTCAGGTTTTTGCAGAAGGTGTAGAACTTTTCACGATTGAAGTCCATCAGCCCTCATCAGTGCCAGGCTCGTAGCGGAAGTCTATGCACCGCTTGAACGCCAGCCGATTGTGTTTTTGACACCAGAGCTTACACCCTACCTTCTCAGGGTTTTGCAGTATAGCTCCGGTGCCAATGCTCCAGTAACAGGAGGCGCAACTCACTTACGGACGATCTGCACCGTCTTGCCCTGCGGCCCATCCTGAGACACCAGCTTGAAGCTGGCATCAGCATGGATAGCAACCACCGTATTGCCAAAGACTTCCAGGTTATACCCCACCTCAGTCAGCAAGGACTTAATCTCTTCAGCAGTCTCCTGATACCACTCAAACTGTGTCCATGACTCATACACAATCGGCGGGTATTTATTGGCCTTCAGGAAGTTCAATCCGCCATTGAATACATCCAACTCATAACCTTCTACATCCACCTTAATCAACCGTATCGGAGCCGGAAAGCCTAACTCATCCAAACAGACACAATCCACAGCCTCCTCTTTTCCTCCAGCCTTGGCCTCTTGGCTATTCTCCCTAACCTTCGCGCTCATACTCCATGCACCAATATTCGTATTGGTATTGTAGTCAGGCATATCAATATCTACACAACCATTGGTGCTACCCACCGCCTCGTTGTAAGCATAAACATTATGGCAATGATTCAAAGCCACGTTCCCACACAACTGCTGGAACACCACCCTCTGCGGCTCCCAAGCATGAATCTCATACATCGGATGCGCCTTCGCCATCGGCACCGTCACCGTTCCAATATTGGCACCAATATCCAACACCACCCCATTCTCATACCCACCAGCAATCATCGCGCACAGATTCACCACATCCCACTCATAATGCCCATGCAGCGCCAGATTCGCACTAATCAAATCCTGACCAGGCCGAACCATCATCCTACCGTGTCTTGTTTCTAAGACGTTCATATTCCCTCCCGTCCTCACTCATCAATAAATACTTCAACTGTTCACGATACATCCCATACCAAGGGTCAGCAGGATCAGCATTTTCCAACATCCTAATCGTCTCAAACACCACCCACCTACCCCTGGCTATCGCAAACTCAGCATACCTCTTCCCCCACTTCTTCGGGTCAACCCAATCCAGCTCATTCAACCCGCCATATCCTCACACCATTACCTTCCTTCTTCGCTACAAACTTCATACCGAGCTTTGCACCATTACGCTTGTTGTAATTACACATCGCTCCAATAGCAACATCTTCCGCCAAGAAGCTATCACCCACATTCATCTGTGCATACGGGAAACTATGCTTTCTACGCACCTTCGGAATCTCTACTCCACTCTCTACGTTATACATCTGTGTCTCCTATTTAGTTATCCAGCAGATTTAGTGTAACACAGATAAATGGAAAATCCTTTGGGGCGGGGAGGGAGGGAATTCCAGATTTTTTATGTGGCGGGGAGCGGGATGGGGCACGCACGCTCGATGCCTCAAACCCATTCGGCTAGCCAAGCAACGAGACAGCGCACCGCCCTTTCCCGTCCAGTGCATCCGACGATCCGGTGGCATCCTGCTAGCCGGTGCCCATTACCGTTGCGTCCATGCCACGCATCAACGCGACCATGCCCCAGGCCGGACTTGTTAAGTACAGGGGGGCGCGCAGATTGACAACCCCCCCGCTCCCCCTAGTCCGCACGTATATAGATTCTTACATAAATACCTACAGGCCTATATATTAAAGGCTCTATATATATTATAGGTACTACGTACCATATATGGCCTTTGACATAAATTCTACTGATGCTTATATAAAAATATTGAATTGAAATTGTGTGAACGATGCTTGCGTTTATACGTTCATATATGAGAGTATTTGACTGTAGTATCTTTTTATCCTAACGAAAGGGCTCACAATGGACATTGCACAATTAATCACTGATCGCATGATCGCAGAGCTGGAAAAGGGCGCCGCGCCCTGGGTTAAGCCTTGGCGCACGATTAAGCAAGCGCCCGGTGCCGGTATGCCGTATAACCCTGCATCCGGCACTCTGTATCGGGGTATCAATCATATTTGGTTGGGGATGCAACCCTATGCACTGCCGCTGTATGTCACGTTCAAGCAGGCGCAGGCATTAGGCGGTAGCGTCAAAGCTGGCGAAAAGGGCACGCCAGTAGTCTACTGGAATGTGCATAAAAAAGAGACTACCGGCGACAATGGCGAGACTGTGACCAGTGCCTATGCCTTCATTAAACATTATTACGTTTTCAACGTTGAGCAATGCGAAGATTTAACCATTCCGGCATTGCCTGAAACTCCGGCGCCAGAGTTTGACCAGTCACCGGCGGTAATGGCGCTGGTTGATAGGTTATCCCTTTCCGGCGGATTAACCCATGCCGGTGATCGAGCCTATTACCGGCCCTCTACCGATGCAATCGTTATGCCACCTATGGCAGCATTCAATGGCGCAGCGCAGTATCACGCTACCCTCTTGCACGAATCAGTCCATGCTACTGGGCATAAATCACGCCTGGACAGAATCACGCCAGCCAAATTCGGCAGTGCCGATTACGCTTACGAGGAATTGGTCGCTGAATTAGGCGCAGCGATGCTTTGCTGCAAACTTGGCATTGATGGGGACTTGCGCCATGCCGGATACCTTGAATCATGGCTAAAGGCGCTCAGGAACGATAAAAAGTTTATTCTGAGCGCCTCAGCTAAAGCTCAGGCAGCAATGGACTGGTTGACAGACACAGATGAACAAGTAGATAGTATAGCTGCCTGATTGTAGCGCATAGGGTATCAACCGGTACCCTATACGATGCAATCCTGCATCATCCTAATAGTGAGGGCACCATGCAAGTTAATCTCAAGACAATTAACGCACTAGCAAAATACATTGCACCTAAGGCTGACGTTCGTTACTACCTGAACGGCGTACTGGTTGAAGTAACGGATGCCGGGCGGTTTTATGTCGCCACTGACGGGCACAAATTGGTGACAATCCGCGAGTCGCGCCAGGAAGCCGATCCAATCGGTCAATGGATTATCCCGCGCGACGTTATTCTTAACATCAAGTTGCAAAAAGCAGGGCGTACCGTCTTGGAATTTGCAGAACTGGAAACCGATGGGGCAAAGGCTAAAATAGACTATTGCGGCACCGGCACCGTATTTTCCTTTGTTGATGGCAAGTTTCCAGACTGGCGTAGGGTTATCCCGTCGAAAACTTCCGGCGAGATTGCACAATTTAACCCCGATTACCTTGTTGCAATCCGTGACTGCGCTGCCGCTACTGTTGGTATCAGCGGTTATTCCGGCCTTTCCTTGCTGCACAACGGCAGCTCAACTTCGCTTTATCAGGCAAATAGTCCTGATTTTATTGGCATTATCATGCCCTTGCGTATCAACAAGGCAGACGTTTATAGTCCTGCGCCCACTGATCTGCACGTTAATTGGGGCCTTTCTAAGCCGCTGGAAGCTGTAGCCTAATGCCCGACATGATGCGCCTGGCAACGGGCGCATTGTGGCGCGTATTGCGCCATCCTAACCAAGAGGGAATAAAATGCTAACCACCGATTTTACCGGCACCTATGATTACGAAAAAGAGGAAGCCGAACATGCTGCTAATTACATTTTGGAAGATATAGCCTGCGGCTATCTTGACCTTGAAGATATACAGGAAAAAGTACATAAAGAAAGGGTGCATTGGAAAAAGTGTATCCCAGAAACCTTTGATGAATTTGATAAATACTTTTTAGAATTCATAAAAAACGGCATGGAAAGCGCATTAAAAAGCCGCAGTGAGGCGCAACAATGAAATACTTTCTCGAAACTCTCGCCCACTTAGCTGCCGGAGCCTTGTTCGGCGCCTGGATTCTTTTTGCCCTGTATATTTCAATATGAGGAAATCATGGAACAAAGGATAGACAATCTGAGGGATAAGACCGTCGCCCTATGCGACAAGGTGGACGAGCTACTTAACCAAGTAGAGCGCCTAATGCCTGCCGATTACCCTGGACTACTCAACCTTATCAATGAAGTGGACGACTGCATCAAGGACGCAAGGGAGGCGCTGTGGAAATAGGTAAATTGTATAACCACGATCCCAATCATTATCGGTTCAAAAGACAGCTAGACCGTTATGATGGATTGAAACCCAAGAGGCGCAGCAGACTTATTGACGCGCTGTTGGCAGTCCTGGTGCTTGCCTGTCTATTTGTTATTATGTTGTAAGTAAATGCTAACATAGTTTCAGCGTCATAAAAATATCGGTTTGGGCAGTCCGTACGTACGCGCCTATACGCGCCTATGTCCGAGGCCCTGCCGATGCAACAGCGGCCCATTAAAGGAACCCTATGCAGATAAAATGCCCTGCTTGCTATCAGAAGATCGGCCCCTATGACCGAAGCTGCCCCTGTGGATGGTCAATGTCTGAGTCTATGGCCCCTCCCTCCCACTCCTGCGGCTGGCCCGATTGCACCAGCCCCGCAGCCACTAGCGTCATTGCATCAGGTAGACGCATAAATTTGTGCATGATGCACTACTCCGAGTTCTATCGCCGCCAGGCTAACGCGGGTGCTAAGGCCAAAGGATTGAATACCCCTGAGGCTTGTAGGGAATGGCTGAAACAGAACAGACTGCGTTCAATGAAGTTTCCTAACTATGAGGTGAAACATGAAGCTAATAAATAGCATTATTGTTGGTGCTCTCTTTGTATCTGCCCCTGCTTACGCGCAAACTGAATGGATTGCCAGGGCACCCAATAAAGCCGGTGGCACCATCGTTATGCTGACGTTCAAGGGTCAGTGCCGCGAGGGTCTCAGGCTTTACGCGTCAACCAGTGGTGGGCAGGTATCCTGGGGCTGCTGGCTGGCTACGGATAATCATGTCATGGTCTTTTGGGATGAGGGTGAGCAACGCACCAGTGCCTTCCCCTACGATATGTTCGAGCTAAACCCTGCGCAAAGGAAGCCGGCACCCGCGCAGAACCGAGGCCATAATTTCTAGTTGACAGTAGGTTAAACCAATAGCACAATGGTTTTGCTTGTGGAAAAGACAGGCCGCGCCGGAAGCGTGAAATGAATGATACGGAAAACCCTTACGCATGGGTTTCGGTTGTCGAGAGCGTTACCGTATCACGCTCACTTCCGTCGAAGCCTGGAACCCAGTCGTAAGGGTTTTTCTTTTTCCTAGCTGTAGCGCAACGGGGGCATAACCCACCCCTCGCAAAGGTTGAAGCGACCAATGCGGATAAACGCGGCGAACAGGGCATGTCGTTCCTTGATGTGGGCTGCATCATCGGGCGAGCGCAAACTCTGGTCAGCAGTTGTTAGCTGATAGCAATGCGATAAACGAGAGCTTCCCGCTTTTTGCGGCACCCTGCCATATACGGCGGGTGAGGTTGTTATGCAAAGCATGAGGTCAATATGAAAACAGGAACACAAGACGCGGTTTACGAAGCAGTTAAGGCCGGTAAGAGGAAGGCCGAGGACATAGCCAAAGCAGCAGGGATCAATAAGCGCCAGGTGTATGGGAATCTTCGTAGGCTAATCAGCAAAGGTATGATTGAGAGATACTCAAAGATTTCTGATAACAGTATCTACGAGTACCGTGTTAAAGGTAGTAAGCCGTGTTTGTTGGCGGAACACTGGCGATGATGTTGAGAGATAGATTTTTTTAAACCCGCAGTCCTAACTAGGGGGAGTTATGCAAGAGCATATTGTCGTGACCAAGCAGAAGATACGGAACCATTTAATAGCTGGTTTCT